TTCCGTCTGGTCTATAAAGGTAATACTTTTCGATAATTGCCATTTTTATCTCTCCACTTCGTTTCATTCATGATTAACTCTTTAACTTCTTCATAATCGTCAAAGGGTTTAATGGTTCCAGTATCAAGAAGCCTTTTAACTGCCCACCCAGACTCGATTAATATTTTGGCTATGATTGGATCTTCTTTATAATCCTCTCGATACATAAAACCTAAAAGTTGCTGATACTCATAAACTTTCATCCATAAAACCTCTGCGTTTTCTTGTAGAAATCAAGGTGTGCCACCCCTGTTTCTCCGTCTTTATTTTTAGAAATAATGAATTCGATTTCCGACTTGCCTGTAATGTTGTCTTGTTGGTCTTGGTCGTAATAATCGTCACGGTATAAGAAGAAAATCATATTCGCGTCTTGCTCAATTCCTCCTGCTTCTCTTAAATCAGACATCATCGGCCGCTTATCACTACGACTTTCTACACCTCTACTTAATTGAGATAGCGCGATAATGATACAACCTGTTTCTTTAGCTATAATTTTTAAATCACGAGAAATTTTTTCAACTTCTAATCGTCTATCACGTTGAGGTACATCTGATTGCATGAGTGTAAGATAATCAATAAATATAACGTGAGGTTTAACTGTTTTTTGAGATGCGACTTCTCTAACGTCTTGTGGTGTCATTTGTGCTTGGTCCTCAATCTTTAAAGAATTACATTTTTTAATTTGATCTATAGCAGACATTATCGATGAAACTTCATCATCATTTAATCCGTTACCTTGCTTAATTTTAGATAGTGGGATATTTGTTATCGTTGCAACTAATCGCTCAACGATATTGTTACCTCCAGTTTCTAAACTAAAGAACGTTGTAGGGTATCCACGCTGCGCGATATTCCACATCATTGTTAATGCAAGCGATGTTTTCATGTAATCCCTAATTTTCATTAGGGCATGGACTATATCTTCATCTACTTGAGATGTCTTGCGCTTCAACTGGTAGCCAATCTTCCAGCTTACAATTAGTCTCTACACCTTCCACTTTCGCGGCTTGGCACGGTATTACCATAATTAGTCGACCCATCCCCATCTTTCTCTTTTAATAATTCTCAAAGCATGGCGTGGGGAAATGTTATATTCTTCAACAATTTCTTTTACTGATAAGTTTCTTTTACGTATACTTTTTATATCTTCTTCAAATAATTTGTATCCGTTAGTAACTCTGGAATAATGATTGTTTTCTTTTGGAGTTGCAGGCATCAAATTTGAAATGTGATTGTTAAGCTTATTCTCATCAATGTGATGAATATATAATCCTTCCTTTATCTCGCCTACAAACGTTTGGTATACTAACCTATGGGCAAATTGGCGTTTACTTTTATCATTTTTGCAAAGTGTATATCTTTTATAGCCTACAACTATATCTGGTTTCAAAATTCTTTCTTTGCAAAAAACTGCGCCTTTTTGTCTAGATTTGCTTTTTACAACTCCGTATTCATTAATTTGATATTTCCCCTCATATCCTTTTATGTCTTTAAACATCTTGATCACTCCTTTAGAATGATCGACTAATTTTAGGTTTCACCGTTAGCAAGTAATAAATACTCACACCCATTGGCAATGTGGTTCACAAGATTATCTTTAACAATCGCTTGTTAAAGGGGCGAAACTCCACCCAAACTAGGTCTAGCACCCAATACATTTAGTTGACCTGGTTCAAAACCAATGATTTTGTTATCTATAGAAGCAATACCAGTTTTAATAAATTGTTTTGGTTCATCAGATAGAATATTTTCTACAACTTCAGCTAGAAAACTATCAGTAGCGTCTGCTTTTTTTATTGTCATACCTTTTAATTTCTCTAATTCCTCTACCAAATAATTAAAATTTTCTTTACTCGGCATTGATTGATACTCTGTGAGCTTCTCACGAGCTTGTGACAAAACGTATTCTTGTAATAGGTTCAATTGGTCGTCCATAAAAAACGCCTTGTCAGTGCCATCTGAGTTGTATAAACGACCTAATCGGTCAATAGATATAAATTCATTATCATCACGACTTTTAAAGTAGATTTGGTTTACATCGACTTTTCCCTGCTCTAGTGCATACTCAATGAACACTCTTAATTTTTCATCAGTAAACATTTCAGGTTTCAATCTGAATTTACTTAGTAACTCTGGGTTACGCATGAGGTTAGATATAATAGATTCTTCGGTACTCAATACATCAATACTCATCATCTAACCCCCAATCTTCTTTCATCTTTTGCCATCGTTCTCTTAATTGTTGCCTTTTCTCTCTAAACTCTTTATCGTGCTGCATTCTGTATTTATCAGTCTGTTCTTCTGGTATCACTGCGCTTTCCATTTCTGGTGGTTTGCGATTAATAATTTGTGCAATCGTAGGTTTGTAACGACTTTCTCTAACATATTTCTTTGTTTTGTGTAGTGTTCTGTCGAAATCTCCATATTGTGTGAGTTGTTCTACCCAAAGGTTGTACTTAATTTTATTGAATTTCATATCGTAGACATTATTTATTAACTCTAAGATTTCAATTGCCTCTAGTTCAGTCATTGACATAATGTCTAACCTCCTAATATTTCCTGTTTCTTCTTAGCTAGATAATCATCTTCTTTATTGTTTCTAGGTTTAATTTTAGATATTGCTTTCTCTTTAGTATTGACACCGTCTTTGCTCCAGTTTTCTAATACTTTGATAAGATAGTTAATACCTTTGTTATTTTCTTTACAATAATCAGTAGCTACAGTAACGATCTCTAGTTTGTTATCTTTAAAATCCTTTATAGCTTCTTCTAGTTGTTGTGCTTTTAATGGACTTTGTATCATTTCTAAATTATTACTAATGTATTTAAATGAGTTAGTTACGTCGTCCCTGTCTCTATTTATTCTTGTATTATTAAACCTTGTATTATTCTCCTTGACTTTTGCGTCAATAGGGGTATTGATTTCTGCGTCAATAGGTATTGACGATTGCGTCATGGGGTATATCTTTCGTTGTTTAACTTCGTTGCCTTGTTTAACTAATTCAACTTTTAAATAACCTAAACTTTGCAATTTCGAAATTCTTCTTGAAATAGTTTCTTTGACCACTTGATACAACTTAGCAAAGTAATTATTACTTGCAGTGCAATAGCCGTATTTATTACTTAAAGATGTTATTTCTGCAAACAGTAGTTTTTCGCTATCTGTCAGTCTGTTATCGTATCTAACGTTTGCTGTAATAATTGAGTAGTAGCTTGGTTGATCATTCATTTGGTTTCTCCTTTCAACATTTGGTTGAGCCGACTATCCACATCCACCCAACTGTCATGTAATTTGTATTTCTCGTTGAAACTGTCTATACCTATTTGATGTTGTTCTCTGTGGTGATTAGGACATAGTGCTAATACTTGATTGCCTATATGATTAATCTTGCGTCTGTTACGTCCTCGTCCAACCGCGTGATAATGTGCAAGTTCAGCCTTTGGCTTACCACATATTACGCAGTTACGATTGACCGTTGACCAGTACAAGAATGATTTATCTGATTTGAGTAAGTCGCTAGTTTTAAAAGTAAGAGGGATATCGTTGTGAAATATCCAATCAAGTGTTACTTCGATAATTTGGCTTGCTTGTGTACGTGTGCAATCACTTAATGAGATGCGCTTGTCGTAGCCGTAGTACGTCCGAACGTATTCGATGAATAAATGCCTCATGTAGTCCATTGGTGAGCCTGTATGCGCCTCTATGTCTTTTACAAGCGCAAATATCTTTCTGCGTTGCTTGTCAGTGATTTTAAAAGGGTCTACGACTTGCACATCAACTTCTACTTCTAAACCATTGTCGAGTAGTAGTGTTTCTTTATTACCTAATTCAACACCAGAGATGACGACGGTTGTTGTGCCATCATCTTCAGTGATGTAATTCTTGATTTGAGCCATTTAATCAGTCCAATCAGAAAGGAAGATCTTCTATATCATCGTCAACGTTGTTATTAGCAAACGGGTTGTTCCCTGCTGTCGCTTGTCCTCTTTGTTGTTGAGGTTGATTGTTTTGTTGGTTACTACCTTTGCTATCTAAGAACTGAACGCTATCAGCTACAACTTCTGTTACAAATACTCGACGACCTTCGTTATTTTCGTAATTACGTGATTGAATACGTCCATCTACACCTGCTAATGAACCTTTTGAAAGATAATCATTTACATTCTTCGCTTGTTTTCTGAATACAACTACATTGATGAAATCTGCTTCTCGTTCACCTTGTGCGTTAGTAAATGTTCTGTTTACTGCTAAAGTGAATGTTGCTACTTCAACTCCACTCGGCGTAGTTCTAAACTCTGGATCTTTCGTTAATCTACCTACTAATACAACTCTATTTAACATTTGAATTCTCCTTATCTAATTGTTTTAGTCCTGCATCTAGTTTTTGATGTGCATTTGCTATATCTTTTTTAGTAATTTTGTTGATGTTTTGAATACCTAACCAACGCATTGTTTTGTCTAGCGTTGCGTCTCTACCTTTTTCTTGAGATGAAGTTACGAACTGATTGATACGTTCTTCTAATTCTGTAATGTCATTATCATTAGCGCTTGGTACTTCTTCACCTAAATATAAATAGTTTCCTAGTCCGAACTTAGCTGCACATTTAACCATGCATCGCTTAATCGCTTTGTTAATGTCGAATATTGCAGTGGAGCTACCAATAGCTACTGGTTTGTTTCTGTAATCTAAAACTGGCAACCATTCACGTTTAGTTACACCGAACACTGTTAATTCAACGCATACCATGTACCCCTCATTCGTTTTAAGGTAAGGTACGAAAAAGTTTTCGTTATTACTATCTGGATAAGGGAATTCGATTACTTTTTCTTCATAAGTTGGGTCTTCTTTAGTTAATTCTTGTTGAACGTATGCCCATGATAAGTAGTTCAAGTTTTGTTTCTTCTCAACATGAGCGTTAACATCTCTGCTGTTTAACTCTCTAAATTTATCTGCGAAGTTAGGTTTTTCACTCATCAGCTTTGACCTCCTCCAAGTCTTTCATTTTCACTGTTTTACGTGTTTCTTGTATTTTGTAAGTTGTTATTTCGATATCATGTTTATCCCAGTTAATATCAATATCATCTAGTCCGCTAATGACTGCAGCTCTACTACGCATAGCGTTGTAATTTGCATATTCTGGTGAAGCTGGCTTGTTAGTAAGCCACCAACCATGATGTTCATCTTGTATGCGATACTCAACTTTGGTTGTTTCTTTCAATGCCAACCACTCCTTTATGCAGCATGTCGATTGTTCTATCCATGACTTTGATTGTTTCATTTTGTGCTTCGCATGATTCTATAGCTTTTCTGAAATCTTTTCTAAGTTCAAAATATCTATCGCACATATCTTCGTAACGTTTGTTTAAAAAGTCATAGTCACTTTGCAAGAAATCTAAATCTATTTGGCTTTTGATTAGTTGAGAGTATTCTTCTCTAGTCAACTTGACTGTGATCAACTCTCCCATGCTAATCCTCCATTTCA